CGCTGGGGAGCAACTTGACGCACGTACTGTTGGCCGACAGGCTGACCGGGCATGCCAGCAGCGGGAGCGTCGTCGGGAACGGGATAAGGGCCGTTAGCACCGAAGAACTCACAGGTGTAGTCAGCCAGCACGTCAGGATCCGTCAGGATAGTCTCATAAGCTTTGTGCTCAGCAGACATGGCCCGAAGCAGATCCACTGCTTGCATCAGCTGACCGTTAGTCGCGATCAGCGCATCTTCCAGTTGGCAAGAATAATTATTCAGTACTGCAGGAACATCAGGACCGAAATGGTCGATGACCTCCAGGCTGGCTTCACTTACGCCGTTTGCGAGGAGCTGGTCCGGGCTGATCTCCTGATAAGTTTGGGAATAACCGTTGGAGAATGCCTGGTTGTTGCTGACCCCAGGCATAGAGGTCGGCATCGCCTGGTTGCTGTACTGGGGAGCCTGCTGGGAACCGTAGTTGGCCTGGCTTGCTTGAGTCGTCTGCCCGGACTGTTGACCCTGGAATGGGAATTGAACGGGCGAACTCAGGAGCCCCACTACCCGGTTGAATGCCTCCTTGTAAGGATTCTCCGCTGAGGCTGCCTGTGGGGCTTCCTGGTACGCTTGGGGGTACGACGCTGTAGGGGCTGATTGGTACGTTGGCACCCCCATCTGGGCCTGCATTTGCGGGGCTGGGGCCACCGCTGCTTGGTAGGGTGACACCCACTGGGAATTGGTTGCTACCGAAGGCGCCTGAGCCGCCGTCTGCTGCATCACTGGAGCCGCGTAGCTGATCGGCTGGGTCTGGGATACTTGGGGTGCCGATTGGGTCGGCATTACGGTATCGGCCTGCATAGGTTACCTCTTTTTGTAGGCTTTCGAGAGTTCGGTAAAGGAAGGGGGTGAGATCAAGTCTCGGATCCGCAGCCATCGGTAAATTCGGTTGCTGTGGATGTGGTGTCCGCATTTCTTGATTGATTAAATCAATAAATGTAGAATAGGCCCTCTGTACTTCCCCTACCATTCGGAATGGGAAACCGGAGAGCATGCCCGCGATTTCGTCATCCGTTTTTGAAGGGAATAAATACTTCAGTGCTTCAATGCTATCAACACCTAACTCTTGTAGGTTACGTGTGAAGATAGATTGGTTAAGTTTGTCTTGGGCAGTGTCTTCATAAACCGGTCCCATCCAGCGCCAGCAAATAGTACGGTCACCATCTGGCGCCAGTCCCAACACGCCTTCTGGAATTTCTTTTGTTTCAACTGCAGTAGCAATTGCTTTTTGTAATTTTTTCTCGTAAAGTGTTTTTGCTTTGTTATATTTTTCTTCCTGCTTGGGATCCTCGCTGTCCTCAGGGGGTTGTGGGTATTTAATCCCCGAAGCATACGCCAACGATTTACGGAAAATTTGCTCTTCCTGGAAGATCATTAATTCAAAACACTTGCAGATTCCATAGGTGTACAGCTGCAGGCATTTTTTCTTTGCTGTAGCACTTACACGACCATAAGCTGATTTAATTTCTGTGGCCGTGACGTTAGTAATACTGAGGTCATCGATGCCGCCAAGGGCAAGTCGAATCTCACTGCGAAGCTGCTCCGCATAACGCGCTTGGTCCGTACTTACCGCATTGGGTGTAATAAAACCAACCCTGTCAGTCGGCTCCAGGTTTGCAATGACGCGTGGAACCCGCATGCCACCACCAGGTTTACCGATGTAACCAGGTGGTTGACGCGAAACATTGTCTTGCTTGTACGTTGAGCTGGAAAGACTAAACTCCGATTGAAAGCCAGATTGGCTGGAGATGCTCGGTCGTTGTGCAATATCCCCGTCAGCTTTCTCAATGATGTCTTGTTTGGGACGCGAAGACAGCAGCGTAGGGTTACCAAAGAAAGACAGATTGGCACGGATGTTTTTAACCATCTCATCGTGCGCCACAATTTGATTAGCCAGCCAATCAAATTCTCCCGCGCCTTCAGTACCAAAAGCGTCTGGATTGTTGAAGACCTCCACGCACGGAATAAACTCCATAGAATTGACAACTGTCTTCTGACTTAACGTTGCAAATTCCATGGGACTATCAAAATTTAATTCTTGTTCGCTGTGGTACTCTTCGATTTCTGTTGCAGTAATCCGGAGCCGCATGTAACGCTTATCGGTCTGCAAACCAACACCGCCAAAGCCGCGTGATGCCTTGACTTTGTAGGAATAAATAATGATAACTTCTTCTAATTCACCATCTGGAGAATAATAAGTGCGGTATGCATCTTTATCAAACCAGTAAAGCCTGTACGTTTTTTTGGTCGGCCTGATATAAAATAATCCTTTGCCGTAGGAAAGAAAGCGGTCCCAAATTGAATCCAGTCGCGCATCTAATTTGTTAAATTTGATGACTTGCTGAACAAAATCAAAACGCTGGGTCCCAAAGTTGTCTTGTTCGGGGTAAAATTCAACGCCTTGTCGGATGCCGAACATTCGCATCTGCGACAAGTGCGCGTTCACCAGCATGGTGTCTGCTGGTCCCTGGCCGTCTCGTGTTACGACTGACTTGAGGATAGATTCTAAAACGCTGTTACTATCGCTCATTGGAAATCAAAAACACTGGTTTAATTATGCCTCAATATCGTAGCCAGCGCCAAGCCTTTTGAGAATAATCACATCATCTTCCACTTCGACATCAAAACGCTCGTTAGGAGCCAGGGCCATGTCGTGGCACAGTTCGTCGGGAAGCGGGATTACAGCAGAACCATAGGCATCCTGCTCTAATTCAAGGGTGTAGTAGCTGGTAGACATGAGAGGTGGTTTTTTTAGTTTAGTTCCAGAATACTTTATAGTACTCAATTTTTCACAGGGTTAATATTCCAGCTCCAATTTACCCCGCGTCATCAGCCCGTTACAAAGCCACACCAAGGCATCGACTGCATCGTCATGGGAGCTCACACCAAAATTAAGAATCTCGTCAGTTAATGCTTGAAATTTACGATATTTGTTAAAAATTAATTTTCTTTGCTCAAAAAGACCCATAATTCCCCTAAAACGCGCAACTTTGTCTCCACGAAAACCTTTGACTGCGTGCCAGTTGATGTTGTAAAGTCCGTGATCACCTAAGCAGATGCGTCGAAAGTCGGCCTCTAAGGATGCTTGATACGCCACTGCCTCAGACCAGACATCAATGTGGCTGCCTGTGGGAAAATATTGATCTTTGTCTTTGTGAACAACACCCCACTCCTCCATCATTTCCATAAGAGCTTCCAATTTCTCTAAGTTCCCCATAATACGCAGTCGTTTGCAATCAATAATGTGAATTTTGTCCCCCACTCTGCCGCCCATAACAAATACAGTGTAATCATTTCGTTCCCTAACGCCAGCAGAAAGATCAACGCCAATGCCTAATGCATCAAATTGTGTAGCAATCGCGCCTTTAACAATTAATTCAGGTGAAACCGCTAACTCACTAGTTTGCACAATTTGATTTTGATACTGAAAACTAAACGCAATGGGTGCTTGCCTTCTGCGATCTTGAAGATATTCAAGTGACCACATTTCTGGCCAATAAGACACTTCATCTCCTTTGTTATCAATTGTGATAGCTGACTGTACTAACTGAATCCAATCATTTTGTGGGATAAAAGTTGTCCCGTGCATATCATCGTGGCGAAACCTCGTACCAAGGCAGATTGCTCTGCCACCTTCAAACATTGTTGGCGTAATAACTGAATTCCAGTTATCTTCCATTGCTACACGAATATCCCTATTTTTAATTTCGTCGGCGGACTTACAAATGTCGTCGATCACGCAGAGGTGACTACGTTTTGAAGTCACTGCACCTTTCAAACCCGCGCAACAGATAGTAAATTCTTCTTCTGCCGCAGATTTAAGTCCAGCAAATTTCCAATCAATACTCCAATATTCGTTTGAGTTGATGCCTTTAGCAATTTTAACCGTGGGAAAAATTTCCCGATAAGTTTTACTTTCTTCAATAATTCGTTTGATAGCAGCACTTTTAGGTCGTGCCACATCCACCGTGTAAGAAATATAAAGAATTTTTAGTGGTTTCTTGTGCAGCGCATGCACGCCAATAGTCCAGGCACAAAAAAGACCTGTTACGGTACTCTTTGCGCTCCCCCTGGGACTGAGAATGTCAACGTTGGGGCCAGCGATTCCAATGAGGCATTCGGAATCTTTTCCCGTGCAAAGATAACGGTGCCATTCTTTATGGTGCGCTGCTGGTGGTTTAGCACCTACAACATCGCAAAAATAAGCAAAATCTATGCGTGCGCGTTCAATATCAATATTAGTTGTTTTCTTGACAACATGCTGTTTTGCTGCAGCCCTTGCCGTGCGCCGATAGACGCTATAGAGATTCGTTCCCGCCATGCGCTTACCTTAGCGCACTGCGCCTTAAGATTCTTCCGATAAGATCTTGGTCCAAACGCCCATGGAGGCTTCCTGAAGAGGCCCTTCAATCGGATCGTCACGGAAAATGGACAGCATCTCACGCAGTGCTCGATCTGCACCAGCAAGAATTAAACCTTGTTTATCAGTCAGTACACGCTCGTCATTAATTTGTTTGATTGTGCCACGCAATTCTTTTTGGAGCATAGCAATACGTGATGCCCCCATATCTTGTTTGATGATGCCCATATCAATGGCCTCACGGAGTTTTGCAATATCTTGCTGCATGGAGTCAATCTCCATTTCCATGATGCCATTAAAATTCCTTTTCTTGTATTCTTTTTGCGACCACTCATCACAATCAGCAATGCTTCCTGTACAACCCAAAAAACGGGCATACAAGTACATCTGAATAGTCGAGTTGGTTTTTTTACAAAAAGCAAGAAAGGATTCGCGGTCTTTTTCGGTTAAGCCTTGAATCCAGTCGATCATACGCGGTAAGCACTCCGAGATTGCTCGTAATCTCTGCTCTCTTTATAGCGCCTAAACATCTCTTGTTGCAAGTCGGTCGTCCGTTGTTCTGCTGCCGTTTTACCAACGGTTGCACGTTGTTGTGTTCCGGTTTCTTGAATCAAGCCAGTTTCACCAACAAAACGTTGGCGTTGCGTCTCTTGTGTACCAGCAATAGCTTGTGCTTGTGTTTGACGTTGTTGTGCACCTCCAGTCTCAAGCAGTCCGGTTTCACCAACATAACGTTGACGCTGAGTCTCCAGTCCACCCGCAATGGCCTGTGCCTGAGTTTGACGTTCTTGTTCGCCAGTGGCAGCGATTCCAAGACGTTGTTGTGCGCCTTGAGTCTCATATCCAAAACGCTGCTGCATGCCTGTTGCAGCAATTCCAAGGCGTTCCTGCTCACCTGTTGTTAAAGCAGTTAAGCGCTGTTGTTCCCCTGTTGCAGCAATACCTAAACGCTGTTGAGCACCCCCAGTTTCAAGTAAGCCTGTTTCGCCCAGATATCTTTGGGCCTGTGTCAACCGTTCTTGCTCACCCGTAGCAGAAATGCCAAGCCGTTGTTGTGTTCCTGTGGTTTCCAGTAAGGATGTCTCTCCCGCATAACGCTGCGCCTGAGTTAAGCGCTGTTGTTTCCCAGTAGCGGAAATTCCGAGGCGTTCCTGCTCACCTGCAGTTTGATAGCCTAAGCGTTGTTGTGCGCCTTGAGTCTCATATCCAAGACGCTGTTGAGCACCACCAGTTTCAAGTAAACTGGCTTCACCAGCATATTTTTGTGCTTGAGTTTGACGCGCTTGAACACCGGATTCCTGAAGCAACCCAGTTTCACCTATAAACCTTTGCGCTTGTGTTTGCCGTTCCTGCTCACCTGCAGTTTGATAGCCTAAACGTTGTTGAGCACCTTGCGTCTCATAGCCAAGGCGTTGTTGTTCTCCTGTAGCGGAAATACCTAGACGTTCTTGTTCACCTTGTGTTAAATATCCAAGACGTTGTTGCGTCCCCTGTGTCTCATATCCAAGACGTTGTTGGGCGCCTGTTGTCTCAGCTAAACTGGTTTCACCAGCATAACGTTGACGCTGTGTTTCCTGTTCGCCAACATACTTTTGCGCTTGCGTTTCACGTTCCTGTGCCCCAGCAGTTTGATAGCCAAGACGCTGTTGTGCGCCTTGCGTTTCATAACCAAGACGCTGTTCTGCACCTCTGGTCTCTTCTAAACCTGTTTCACCAAGAAATTTTTGCGCCGTCGATTCACGTTCTTGTTCGCCAGCAGTCGTCAACCCGAGGCGATACTGTTCACCCTGTGCTGCCGTAGAAGCACGTTCTTGTTCACCCTGTGTTGCATAGGTTAAGCGCTGTTCAGCACCAGTGGCTTGCGTCCTGCGGATATCTTGACCCGCCATGAACTCACTATTGGTGCGGTCCAGTTGCGCACCAAGCTCCATATTGAGCCGTTGTTGAGCACTACTCGTCTCGTTTAAAGCAATCTGGCTTGATAATGATTGAGTAGGAACTGTTGTCGGCGGCGGCGGTGGGGGCGGCGGCGGCGCATAGACGATCTGGGGTGCAGGTGCTGACTTCTTCTTACCCATGACGGCGTAATTCCTTATTTAGTACTATAACAAAAGAACATTAACTATTAGCCGAAACTGATTTCGCGGCCTCTAAAAGCACCAAAAGATTGATTGGCAGCCTGCTGTTGCAGTGCCATGGCTTGTGCACGTGCTGCTTCACCTTGGGCGGCAGAATAAGCCTGATTTTGTTTGGACGCCATGATATTTTGAACATTGGAGGGCAGCCCTTCTGCAAAAGCACGGTAGGCTTTACTGGCGGCCAAAGCACGTTGAGTTGCTTCCGTTCCAGCTTGACTTAAATAGGGGTATAACGCTGCAAGCTGTTTGTTTTGTTGATTAGCTGTAATATCGGATACTTGTTGTTGATATTCAAGGTCAAGTGGCATGCGTGCTTTTTGATAATCAAGAAGCTCGCGATAAGATTGCGAAAGATTTCCTAAAGGGTTGCCAGCAGGGTATGCGCTGGGGGCTTCAGGGGCTGCATAGTTAGCAGGCAATGGATTACCAGAAAACACAGTCGGCGCGTTTTGAAAAATATTTGCAAAATCCCCTAAGTTAACATCTCGTTTGCCTGTAACAAAATCCGTACCAACAAAAGCAGGCACCGCAAATCCTGGTTTAAACGTTACAGCTTGATTCCAGGGGTAGCTTGCCATTTTTACTGATACTGATACTGGGAAGTAAGAGCAGAACCGGCTTGTGAGGCAGCGTTGACGCCCATCTGTTGAGCAGCTTGTTGACTACGCTCAAGCATATTGGCAGCAGTTGCAATATTTTGGCGAATACCTGCAGCAGCCATCTGGCGAGCCAGTTCCTGCTTGGAACGGAATTCACTTGCCTTGGCAATTTCAGGAAGAAGCATCCGCATTGAGTCGCGTTGCGCAGTCGCTTCCCTAAGCGCTTCTGCTGTACGGCCTGCTCCATAGCCTAAGGGGTTGATCACATCAAGCGCAGTGCCATACGGGGCAACACCACCAAATTGGCCAAGGCCTGAGGGAAGGGGATTACCCATGGCATCGTAGTTGACGGCGCCAGGTCCCTGGGTACCGAGCACACCAGCTGCTGCTTGTGCTGCTGCGTTAGCAGGTCGCCCAACTGCTTGTCCAGCCAAATTGCTAACAGCCCCAGCAACAGGAGCTAATAACGCTCCGCTTGCAAGTTGAGTCCCAATATTTGCAGCCCCACCAATAACACCTGGGGCGGCCAGCATTGCTTTTTCAATTCCAGTTAGTCCCAGACCCATTCCTTGTTTCTTTAAAAGCATCTCAATCGGTAATCCCTTAGCCATGCGGCCAGCCGCTAACCCACCTGCACCAGCACCAAGGCCGCCTGTAACACCCCCCAGCAAAGCACCGGTTGCAGCACCTCCCAACGTAGAGCCCAAGTCGCCACCGCTTCCTTGGTATCCTTTAACCCCACCAAGTGCGCCGCCTAACGCAGCACTGCCTAAAATCCAGGGAATCATAACTTTTAATTTGTCTTGATTAACATTTTAATGTCACTAAGCTTTAAAAATTATGCAGCATAGATAGACTGGCCCGTACCGACTGCATATGCTTCAGGGCTTGCGGCTTTGGACATACCACTAGAAAACGCATTGCCTAGGCCGGCGCCCAAGGCGGCTCCACCAAAAGATAACAATGCATTACCCGCCGCCGTATCTAAGAAACCAGGTGTCCCCTTAACGCCTTCAATTGTTTGGGGTGCCAATTGTACATTTGAGACACTCATACTGTTATCTGTAATGCGTGTCTCATTGGCATTTCTAAAACGATTAGGAACATCTTGAGAATCCCAATTAGAAACAGGAGTTGAAAAGTTTTTTGTCGTGTAACGATCTAAAAAAGTTTTACCTTTTTGATTTTTCCCCTCCGCAAAATAACTGTTGTAAGACATCGTTAATTCTAACCAAGGAAAGCAGATCCCATTTTGGCACCTGCTGCTAAGAACGGTCCTGCCCCAGGGATCATGCCAAGTAATGGTGCTGCAGCAGACAAGAGCTTGCCGCCAAAGCCGGGCTCGCCCTGCACACCTGCAACAGTAAAGGGCGAGAATGTCTGAGGGTAGAGTGCTGTGAAATTATCCGTTAATTGTTGAACATTTCCACCACCCATACTGCTGGGCGTAGCAAGAGCCCTTTCCTTTTCTTTCTCTTGTTGTTGTTGTTGTTGATTGAATTTACTGGCATTGTCTGCGCCTTGATATAATGCGTTTGTAAATTTATCTAGAAAAGACTTTCCTTTTGTTTCGCCAGCTTCAGGTTCATATGCATAAGGATTTTTTTCTTTAACCCACTTATCGGTATCAAAGATATTGGGACTTGGTTTGTAGTCGTAAGGATTTGAAGGCATAGGAGCATTTGCAGCTCCTGTGTAATCAAAATACGAATTAAGTGTACTGCCTGCCATGTTCTTAATGTTGTAATTTAACCATTTTAACGAACATGTTACTGATTAACCGTAGCGTGGTGCAGGAGAATTGATGGCTTGTTGGGCTGCGGCCATGTAACCTTGAAGATTACTGCCACCACCTGACAAGTAACTACCACCGTACAATGATCCGCTGCCCTGGGAAGCCATTTCTCTGGCCTGGATCAACTGCAACTGATGTTGGAACTTCTGTTGTTCTAGTACAGCCTCACCTGCTTGCGCATTTGTTAATGCAGACACGCCAGGGATATACTGTTGATTTGCATAAGCAACAGGGGTGCCCATACTTCTCATAGGAAGTTGATACTGGGACTGTGCATACATTTGCCGGTTGGGCGGCTGATTCAACGCACCCACTAAACCACCCACTGCAGCGGTTGCTGCCACTGGTGCAGCAGACCCTACAAGTTTGGCGACTGCTGCTGGATCCATGCCTGACGCAAATTGCGCAATGTTACCCATTACTCCAGGGGTATCAACTGCATTTGCTGCTGCATTTACCGCGTTTTGCAAATAACCAAGAGAGCCTTTTTCAGCGGCACTGCTGATCATGCCGGCGCCTGTTTTAAAAAAATCACCTAACACCTTTCCTGCTAAACGGTTCATCCGACTTGTACTCCTTGGTTGGGGAATTTGCCAACAGTGTTGGGATCTTTTTCATTAATTGCAGCAGCCGCAGGTTCTGCTACCAGTGGTACCAATCTATCAGCGGCAATAAATTTATCGCGTTCAATTAACCCCCGATCTACACCGTTTAAATATTTTTTCATAAAATCACCGGCCAATTGATTGTGAAAAGGATCTGGGAAAGCTGGCTCAGGTGTTTGTATTTGCCCTCGCATTGTATCCTCGGCTTGCATAGCGGCTTCAGAGGAAAACGTACTTCCACTAGGTACGTTTTTATCTGGACCAGAACTTTTTAGATAGGCTTGGAGAAACTGATTAGCGCCAGACTGTCCAGGAGACATGTTGGCGTTTGGCCCCAAAAATCCTGCGTAGGGGGTATCACCATCACGCAGAGCTTGTTCTGATGGAGAAGAATAATTTTTGGCAAAGGGCGCAACCATTTATTCTTTACCTTTGTTTTCTTTTTTCTTGCGTAGTTTCATCAGTGTTTTGGCCAAGTTTGCCTGCTTCACTGTTTTGGGATCATGTTTTTCAGGATTTGCCGTAACCTCTGCTGCATACTCAGCTGAGGACATTCCTTTCTCCTTAGCTTTACGACCAAAAGCTCCAGGGTGTTCGCTTGTTGCACCTTTAATCCAATTCTTGTTGTCAGACATGTTCAGTTTTCAATGTACTTACGGACGGCTGTAAAAACAGAAGACTTATTGGCAACACCGTTAATGTATTCTGCAACAACAGTGGCGGTTTTAACCTGGGGAAGCAGTTCGCTATTCTTTTCATAGTTGCGAACTTTTTCGGCAGCAGCAGCAGGCAGCCAAGCAGCAGCAAGATCAGTAGCAATGCGTTTGATTTCTGCGGAAGTCAATTTACCGTCAGCTAAGGTTTCCACCACAACTTCAAAAGTTGCATCAACCTGCGATCCGCTCCAATTACGCATATTTTGATCCAGGACCGGATCAATGATGTTGTATGCTTTTTGAGCAAGGGGGCCGTATTTTTTAAGTGTATTGCTTGCTGCACTTTTGTTAAAGCGTGCGGCAAAAATTGTTGCGGCAACGCCAATTGCAACTGCAATAATTGGTTCCAGAAAAGTCATTGTACGTGCTTAGCTGTCTTTAATTTAACATCGGCAATTACGACAGAACGTAGCTAGCAGGCTTAAAAAAGATTCCGGCACCCGCATCGGCCAGGTGTGCTGGGGTTCTGCTGGAATGCGAAGGCATTGCATCGTAAATGGATTGCCGTGCTGCCCGACGTTCCACATCTCGTTGCATTTGTTCTGCAACTAGATCTGCCTGTGCTCCACCAACTTGTTCCATGCCAGGGGCGAGCGTTTTGCCAAAACCTTGCTCAGGATCATAGCCATATTTGTTCAGGTTTGCGCGTTGCTTAACGCCTTGAACCGCCAAATGTAAAAATTCTTTAGGAGCAGAAGGCTGTGTTGCAGCAGCCACGGTTTCCCCCGTACCTACATACTCGGGACTTGATTCAGATTGTCCGCTGTATTTCTTAGCCAGCATCTCGTCACGCATAGCCTCACGTTGTATGCGATTTGTATTTGCTCCATGGGCAAGTAACAAGGTTTTATCCAGGTCCCGAATTTCTTCCAAAGACGGGCCGACAGCTGCCGAACGTACTGCAGGGGCAATCGCAAGTTGAGATTCTTGAGACACACCCTGTGGAGCGCCTTCAGCTTCGTTTAATATTTGCCTCATTGCGCCAATATGCTGCCCCGCACTTCGGTATAAACGGGCATCACTCTGTGCCATTGCTTGAAGCTGTGCTCCAAAAAGATCAGCAAGTTTAGGTTGTGTCTCAACTGAACGAGTTTCAGGCTCAACCACAACTACTGGTGCAACTGCTGCGGTAGGTGCTGCTTCAGCACCACCAAGCATTTCTACGTCAGTATCTCGTAAACCTGGATACGCCCGTTGCATTGTTTCATACATTTTTGATTGACGGAATGCATTAGCTTTTTCTACGGCACCCCCGATCAACTGGTCTTCTTCTGAGCCAGGACGGAAAGATTGCGACGTTGTAATAACTGCACTCTGCGTTGCAGGTTCAGTTTCAGAAGAAACTTGTGTTGGTTTTTGCGGAGACAGTCCTTTTAAATCTTGAACAAGTGCAGTTTGATTAATGTTTAAATTTTGATGGTAATTTTCTGCTGTGCTTTGATTTGTGATGTCGCCAGAATTTCGTGCTACGTCTGAGTTGACATCTGGCGCGTACCTGACTTCGGGGGAGTGGACTTCAGGCTCCGTATCCAGTGCCAATGCACCAAATCCTGCAGGGGGCGGCGGATTCCCACCTGGGGGCGGTGGATTCTCTCCGCCATACTTACTTACTAAATAGCCTGCTCCAGCAAGAGCACCAGCAGCCAGTGCTGCTTTACCAATGACATCAACGGTGCGACGAACGGGACCCATAGTAGGTCCGCCTTGCCTTCCAATACTGCGCGTATAGGAGTAAACTTCAGGCGCCAAAGCCATCCGCTCGGCTGGGGACTGCGGATACGGACGGCCGGTCATCTGTGACCACAGTGCAAAGTCCTGAGGAGAAACGGACATTTTATAAGAATACTTCTATATAACTGATTTTAAGCGTTATAAACACGTTTAACGATCAGATGGCGTTAGAACATTAAAAATACTTTCTACCGATTGTTGCGATTTCTCTGAAAGTGGGCGTTTAGACCGAATTGGGCCGAACGGACTTCTTACATAACCAGTATAAATATTTTCTGGACCATAAATAGCAGAACCGTATGGTTGCGTTTCAGGGGCTACTGGTTGGACGCCAGGAACCAGAGGCTCCTGGTTTGCTGGTGCACCTGCTCGCCTGCTCAATGGCTTGCCTATACGGGCTCCCATAAAAATATTTCACTTTTTACTATTTTATAATTGGTTTACTTACTGGGTGTTCTATGAGGTTATCCCAGTGCCGTGGTGTTCTCAGTGGTAATGGCGATGTAAGTTCAAATCCTACGCAGACGTTTAACACCAGTAAACAAGGCGCGATCCCCTACCGGCCCTTAAAGGGGGTCATTTTTGGAAAAATTCTGCGGAAAGTGTTTCCCCTACCCGCTCTTAAAAAAGACCGTTTTGGGGGAAATTTCGCGGGAGGTATCAGGCGGGCTCAGTAACAAAACGTTACGTGGAGGAAAAAAAGAAAGTTATGTGACAGAGTGTGACGGATTGTGACTGCGTGTGTGAAGTTATATTTGTTGATGGTTGTGATGGTTGCGCGGTGGCTGGTGCGTTGGTATGATTGAAAAGTCGGGCGAGAGCTCGGCAATCGATCCACTTATCAGGGTTCTTCTAATGACTAAATCAAGCCGCGCTTTTGAAGTGTTCCACCGCACCTGGTGGCAAAAGGACCCCAGCTCGCCCGATGGCCGCTGCCCTGGTGTTGGCCGCGCTATTCGCATCGGATGGGCAGCAACTGAGGCGGAAGCCCGTGAAATGTGCCGCCAATGGAATCTGACTCACGCCCCCGGCCACTTATCAGATAAAGCTGAGTACTGGGCGGCCTGACTATTAGATTCCAGCCCAGGGGGCTCCGGCCCCCTCTGCTGGATTCACCAGCATTCACCCCACCTAGTACGGATTCTCTCTAATGTCGACACAATCCCGCTCGCTTCGCTTCGCTGATCAGCTCTCCCGGTCGCCCTTTGCTTGGCCGGGTGGTTACCCTCTGGTTGCTGTAACTAATGACGGAGCATGCCTCTGCCATAGGTGCACAGAATCGGAGCGCGAATCTATCGGAACCACTACGGGCACCGATGGCTGGAATGTCGTTGGTTTGCAGGTAAACTGGGAGGATTCCCAGCTATTCTGCGACAATTGCAGCGGCCAGATAGAAGCGGCCTACGCTTGATTCTCTCCCAGGGGGCCCCGGCCCCCTCTGAGGGATTCTCCCTCTCTCAACCCACCTAGAACGGTTCCTCCCATGTATTTTGATCGTTTCGACATCTGCGCCGCCCATTGGATGTTCGCCATGCTCTGGCATAGCGGGCAAGGCAGCGCAACTTACGCTAAATTCGCCCAACTTGAGCGGCTACGGTTTAAACCCTCCCCCCTGTGGAGCGTGCCGGCCGATTTAGAGCCGAATGCCCGTGAAATTTACCGCCAGCTGGTGGTAAACCTCTGTGGCATGCATTCAACCGCCCCCGCCTGATGCATTCTGGCCCCTACGGGGGCCCCTCCCCTCCCATTTCACCCTCTCCCTTCATGCCAGACCATCGCCAAACCGCTAAACCGCGTCAAATCAGGGGGAAAGTCTGCGCAGGTCTCCCCGATATTGAAGAATTTCAGGCATTCTTAGCCGAATTTTCCGATGATCTAGGGTTCTCCCTCACCTTTGAAGACCTAAAGCGCCGTGGCGACCATGGGCCCCTCATCGATTACACGTGGGGGCTCACTCAAGACCCAACCAAGCAACCAAACCGGGGGCCAATTTCATAATTGGACCCGATTGCAACAATTAATCGTTACAATTGGGCCCTTTACACTCCTAAACCCATAAAGTCAACCCATTTTTGCCAAATGTTACCAAATCAACACTATTTTTAGGCTACCAGCCCCCTGTACCCCCCTTATAATCCCTTCCAGCGCAACGGGAGACGGGAGAGGGGCCAGATGTCAGGTGGGGGGCAAAAAATTTTTCGGCAGCTTCTGTGGAAACTTTTTTAAGCGCAACGGGTGGGGCTGGGTTGCAGGGGTGCTAGGCCTTGGCTGCTTGCCCTTTGTAACTAATCGGGAATTGCTACTAGCAGTTAACAGGCCCCCCTCTCTTTATTTCAATGCTTGAAGTCTGCTCTCTTTATTCACCCTGAAGGGCCAGAATACTGACAGCAGCCATCATGCTGCAGCCAAACCACCTAGCACGGATTCTTCTAATGACTAACAGCGCTCTAACTCTCAAATCCAGTAACGACAAAACAGGACCACTTGCTGTCAGCACGTCGGCTCGCCCTAGCTGCGCACCTTCCTGCCCATTGGCAGGTGAGGGCGGCTGCTACGCCGAGGCCGGCTACTACACGCGGCTCCACTGGGACGCTGTCACCGCCGGGACTCGTGGCTTGCCCATCCTGGAATTTATTGCCGCAGTGGCCAAACTGAAGCCCGGTTCCAAATTCCGCCACAACGTGGCGGGGGATCTGTGGCACGAAGGCGGCGCAATTCGCGCCGATCTGCTGCGCAAACTGGCCGATGCATCTTCCCACCTAAAGGCAGCTTGGACATATACGCACCATCTGCGCACCGGTGCCAACTTGGCAGCCATCCGTTCGGCAATCCGTCGGGGCTTTACGGTCAACCTATCGACAGAGGTGCGCAGCGAGGCCGCTAGGTTTGCCAAACGGGGGCTCCCTGTGGTTTGCGTTGTGCCAGAGGGCACTCCCGCGAAATTCGAGCATGCCGGGGTAACCTTTCGCCAATGCCCTGCCACATTCGAGGGTTCGCCCACACAGTGCTCTAGCTGCGGCGGCGGTGTTCCCCTCTGTGCAAGGGCTGACCGCAGCTTTGTGATCACCTTTCCTGTGCACGGTGGCCGCGCTAAGGTCGCCACGACTGCCTGCGGTTGATCCTCTCCCGGAGGGCTTAGGCTCTCCCTGAGGGGTTCACCCTCTCACCTTCCACCTAGTACGGTTCACCAGATGCGCACACCATTTACCACCCGCAACGGCGGCACCACCCCCGCAGATTCTCCCTGGCTGGTTCACTTCCTTTCCGAGGATGGCTACGAAGACTGGGACGTAGCCGGATCAGAGGGAGGGCTCCACACCGTTTACCAGGACCTCGGCTCCCCTTACACTGTCACCACCTATCAGCAGGCGGAACCAGCATGGGAAGACTCGGAGGACTGGTATCGGCACCCTTCCCTGACTGCTGCAGAGCGTAATCCCTCCCTCACCTGATCCTCTCCCGGAGGGCCTAGGCTCTCCCTGAGGGGTTCACCCTCTCACCCTCTTTAACTTTCCAATGCACACCACAACACCACATCACGATGACACTCTTCCAACTCGCGCCAGCCCTTGAAGCTGTAGAAACTGCCCTAACTTGGGGCGCTAAAGCCTACGCTCTAGGCTCTGAAATATTCACCATCTCAGCTATCCTCTGGTGCATAAACTTTCTCGCTAACGCTATACAGAAGGTTTACGCTGCAGGATATCACTTTGGCCGCTTCTATAGGGCCTACCTCCACCAGCCTTTAGTCAAGCTATCCGCTCTCATGATCCTTCTTTGCATTCTTGCATTTGAAGGCGCTGTGATTGCTTACAAGAATCGCCACAGAATTAAGCTTGCTGTGAATAGTTTCCGCAACTGGCTTGATTCACAATTTGCTCGCACTTATTCGCATTATGAACAACTCTGCCAACAAATTGACGTTATTCTCTTTGGCCTGTGTTGGGCTGGGCTTCCTATCGGTCCTGGCAATCAATGCAAGTCTGAACCGCGACGCTCGAACAGGATGCAGCGTGCGCCTCTCCCAGTTGGGTTTAGTCCAGACAGGCATAGGTAACTCCTATAAATGCGTTTCGAATGCGCAGATGATGGGGCCGCCTGTGCCCCTCAAAGACTAAACACGTGCTTCCTGATTAGAACCACCGTAGCGGTGGGCCTTATGTTATTCCTCTGCCTCTAACACCATGGAACTAACCGATCGCGAACGCTCCACCCTTCAGGATATGCTCCAAACCTACCGGGAGTTTCAAGAAGAGCTCTACCAGGATTCTGACTGGGACGGTAGGCCTGAGACGCTGTTCACCCCCACGCAACGCGGCCTGTTTACTAGGTTCGACGTTGTTTCCATCAACTACCACCACTGAGAACCTCACCATGTCTGATCATCTTAAATTCATCACTACGCGCCCTCCCTTTCGCGTCAGCAATCACTCCAGGTTGGATCTAATCCGCAGGGAGCTGCGCAGAATCATCGCCAGTGAAGGGGCAGATCCTTACGCTGATCCCCACCTGGAGAACATGCTCGAAGAGGTTCTCGATCTGATGGATGGATACCTGGACTGGGAACCATCCGACGAGGACATCATGGGAGAGCCTCCCATGACAGCCAACGAGATGCACAGTGCTGCATGGGCTGAACACCAGGCCGCACACTCCTAACCACCTGGGGTGTTGGTACGACTGTACTAGCGCCCCTCTTCTTTCTTCTGCCACCACCATGACTACAGAATCCGAACAGCGTCAACGTTCTACCCAGGAAGAACTAGAAGAACGCTACGAAAAGGCCGCCGACCTTCTAGCAGAGGGACACCCTGGCCGCTCTATCGTTCAGCAGCTGACCCAGGAATACAAGGTAACGCCACAACAGGCCCGCAAGTACGTCCGAGAGGGGCGCCTCCTTCTGACCGAATCAGTGGGCGTGGATAACCGGGCCGGCATGTTCTCTCAGGTCTTCTCTGGCCTGCAGACAGACCGCCTGGCAGCGCACAGTGAGGGGAACATCACGGCCGCAGTGGCTGCATCTAAAACCATGGTGCAGATGCTGGGCCAGCTAGCACAGCTCGATCCCATGCGGGATTTTGAGGAACAGTTTCTGCGGGCTGCATCCCCATTCATGAACAACAACAAGGGCACCATCCCCCGCACCAGCGTCGACCTCTTCGCCTTGGACGAAGAGATGCAGAAGCTCATGACGGAACTGCCAGAGGAATTGCCCTTCTAACCCAAACGAAACTAAGCTAACCCCTGTCATACCAAGGGATCTCAGCCAAAACCACCGCATTTTACTTTCGCTTTCCGCCCGCTGCCCACTACCACCGGCTCACTCCATGAATTACCTTGCAGAAGACATCCACAAGATTGATCTAAACGAACTACCCGACCGCAGCCATTGCGACCCCCGTGGCGAACTTCTCCTCTTCAGCCCACGGTGCGGATGGATCATCAGTCACCACACTGACATTAAAGAGATTGTCCATGACAACGTCTGCACCCACTGGACCTACCTCCCCGATGCGCCTTTTACGGGCTAAACACTGCACTATTTACGGACTGAACCATGCCTAGCTACCCGTTCTACATAGCAGGCTGTGACTTGCTAACCGGTTTAAGCCCACGGGACTGGGCGCTCCTCTGTGAACTAGCAGAAGAGAACAACACCAGCCCATCACGCTTCGCCTCTCAGATGCTTGCCTCCGAACTCGCCCGTTACCGTGACGAGCTCTGCCACGCAGAGGAAGCAGCCTAGAGGATTAGTTCACCTGTACTAGCCTCGCTTTGTTCTGGATGCGCCCCTCCTCAGCAGTCTGCCAAACCGCCACAATTTCTTGCTTTTGTGCCCGCTTCTGTTTGCGCTTCAATTGCTCCAAGTACACGATGAATCCGCTTTCCATGGTTCTGTAATTCTGTATCTATTGATACTAAATCACAGCTCCACTCCCCTGTAGTTCACTCCGTTACACTGCACACCATTCCTCCATCATGTACGACATTGTTCTAATTGAATCCACCAAATTAACACCTCAAGAAGATATCGAAATTATTGCAATCCTTCAAAAGATGGAACCTCCTCTTTTGCCTCACTACGTCATCGCCGTGCCAACATTTGCACCCCTCAAGTGTCGCACAATCATTGACCGCGCTTCCCTCCCCGCTTGGATTACCTTCCAAGGGGCAAACGAAGAGGAACTACAAGGGTTTGTCAACCGCTACGCTTCACTCAATCAGCAAGAGTGGGAGGTACTGCGCCCAAAGTTCCAAAATCCAATCTCCAAACCAAAGTAATCAAACCATGCAAACACACCTCTGGGATAGCTTCTTTCAAACACAAAGTGAAGAGGACATTTTTTCTCCTCACCATGGTGAAGAACCTGATCGAACTACTGATTTGGCTGCTTTGGCAACGCCGTCCGCGATTGAATACTTTCATTCAGGAGCGTGGCTCTTCGATAACCCTCCCACACCGCCCAACGCATAGGCTGTCCTAACTCACGTCGCCTTTGCTAAGCACCTGCTCACCATGCCGGAACTAACCTAAGATGTACAAACTCCTTAGCGTTGCTCTATTATTGCTGCCCCTACCAGCAACTGCCAGGCCAGTCACTGCCACGGTCTACGACTCCTGGTACAACGGCCGCACCACCTACTGCGGCCACCCCTACCAGCACTGGGGCATCAGCGCCGCACACCCCTGGCTGCCATGTGGCACGCCAGTAAGTGTTAGCCACCAAGGGCGCTCCCTCACCGTGCGCATCACTGATCGCTGCGACTGCAACAGCATCGATCTATCTGCTGGCGCCGCCCATCGCTTAGGCGTGCCGCTAGACGGCATCGCCACCGTACGCATTAGCTACTAGCCATGACCCACTGGCGCATCCTGGCCAAAGCACTCGGTGAGAAGGCTCACCCCGATCCACGCATCGCTGATCGCATTGCCGTGGTGCGCCTTGCCATCCTCAGCAGCTACCTACTAACCAACGCCTTTATCGTTGCCGGAGTGATCCGGCACTGGAACCACTCATGAGAACTGCTACAGACCGCAGCGCTCAACTATTGCTGAGTATTTACATTTCTGCAGACACACGCCTCCAACCTAAGCCACCGCCATGAACATTATCTGCACCACCATGATGTGTATTCAACAGTACCTAGGCATAGGTTATGTTGTGGCACAATCTCAGAACCTTTTAATCTATTCAAACTACAGGGAAAAATACGTATGCGCTATAACTAAACCTATTTATCAGTGTGAAAAACAGCTAATCACACAATAACTAGTAACGCCAGCTAGAGGGATTGCTTGGATCTCTTCCTCCTGAGCTCCTGTACTCATCAATCTTTTGATTAAGAAAATCACGTGCAGAAAGCTCTGGAGCAGTATAGGGTTCAGTGTAAATTTGCTTATCTTGGTCGTATCTTTGATTAAGACCAAGTGCAGCATTAAGCTGTTGTTCGGAATTATCAACAACTGGTTGTTTATTTTTTCCAAAAGCAAAGTTAGCCTTTACATACGGATCAAAGCTGTTAAAGCTTCCTTCAAGTCCAACCCTACCAGTGCCTACTGGAAAATTAACCCCTAGCGATTTTGTTGTAGGGTTCCCTGTAACACCAAAGCCAATGGGTTGATTATTCTTATCGAATTTTTGTAAATTAAACCCTCCACCAGGAGAAATGGAAAACTGCTCTTTGCCAATTTCCTCTTTTTCTTTAAAAATGGGTTGCGATACTGACAAAGCCCCCTGGCCTGATAAGAATTGTCCAAGCGAACTAAAACCTCCATGACTATTACGCGTATTTTGAAAACTTGACGTAAGATCACTTAAAAAAGTTTGTGGCCTACGAGCAAAAGTTTCTTTTGAGGGTGCGTCAGCCGCTTTAGACTCGTCAACTTCTCCGTTGGTTCCACGGTAAAAACCAAACTCATTCTTTTGTAAAGGATTAAACAGGCTAGGCATAAACTTAATTCAGTGCTTCTATTTTACTTCCTATGCGGTACAACATTTGGTATGCCCTCTCCTACGAAATAACAAATCTTCTCATTGATATCGACACCAGATGGGGATTCAATCCCTGGGTGCGGAAAATCCGTGACTACTGCAAACCTGACTGGGTTGAATGGAAGACTGAATCCACCATGAGGAATGTAGATCTCCAAGTGGAAGTCATTAAAGAAGAGTGGGCAAAACAAGAAGATGAAAAATACACTAAACCGATCGTCATTGAGTACAAACCTGACGAAAGTATTGCCCAGGACCTCCTTGGTGGTGCCATGGAAATCAAAGCACCGTGGTACAACGCTGATACGGATAGCAAATAAAGATGCAGCCCTTTAGAATCACAGCAAAACTACAAACCCATGGATAAGCTAGCGACAAAGACTGAATTCGAGTCCATCCAACGACGCCTGGATGCCATCACAAACGAACTTGATGAACTACTGGAAAACCCCGTCTTCATCAACACCATCCATGGGGAACAGGAGATGCAATTGGAACTCACCATTGAACTGCTTGAAGCCATCACCATCAAATTCCAGTCACAGGAGGTAACCGTGGACAAATATGCTGCATATCAAAAAGATGACCTGTCAGATGCCAGCTGATCACCCCATCATCCTGTAAGCTATGACCACCCCCAGGGGGAGTGAATCCGCTCCCGTTGGGGGTGATCAAATCCAGCTCTCCACCACTGCACACCATGAACCACCCTTTAATCCCCCGCGATCAATTCGAGCGGATGGCCGCCAATCAGGTACTCCAGTCCCTCAAGCAGGGACCAAACCGTAGCCAGCAGGATACACTAAACCTGCTTCCGTACTCAGTCGGGCTCCAGTTGAACCAGCCGATGCGGCCTGTCTCAATATGGGATAGCTCAGACACATCCGATGATTGGGACAACGTGTTCTGATCCAGCTTCTCCCCCTCTGGCAGGGGGATTTTTTTGTCCCTCGCCACGATCTTAAGATTCCCTTATCCAGACAAGGAGCGGAAAACAGAGTAGAGTGGTATGCCCCGCAAAACCCTGTCATGCCAACGGTTCTCAGCGATACAACACCCTGCCATAAGACAGGTGTATGCCGCGCATAATGAAATACGGCAGAGCAATAAAGCAATGAACGACACCGAACAAACCACCCCCGCCCAGATGGTCTGGGCTGTCCTTGCGAAGGGGGCAAACGGCCGCTCCGAAGTGGTCAAAATCACCACAGCTGACGAGGCTGACCGTGCTGTACTGTCCAACCCCAGTGGCTGGTATAAGTCCGGCCCTGTCCTGTTGGCCTGAGGCCACCTGCTAGACTAACTCTGCTCTCACTCCAACCATGAAGTTGCCTGTCACCGCTTACCTGGTCCTCATGCATCACCGGGAAGCAGGTACGTTTTCTCCTGCCTTCCCCACACTGGATGAAGCCGAGGAATTTTCCAATGCAATGCGGGCCATCACCAATGGCTTAGCTGTAGCGGAGCCTATCCCGATGGTGGATACAGAAAACCATAAAGTCACTTACCTGCGGGAAGCCTGATACTTAATAACAGGCTAAGAAGAAGGTGCTATCCTATGGGTAGCACTTTTTTTATGAATGGCAATCGTTGTCAGTGTCAGTGTTCCTGACGCACTCCACCTTAAATGGAAAGAGTCCGGATTAGACTTAAGCCCGTCAACTTTATTCCAGACTGCATTAGAAACCGAACTAAATAAAACTAATCGTCATCTAATGTATTGGAGTGAGCGTGCGTTGAATGCAGAGAAGAAATTGAAAACAATTGCAAATCTAATCAATGCACCAGATAAAGAGGTGAAGAAATTCTTAATGATTGAAAGCATTTCCTAACATTTAACCTGTAAAAACTAATTACAATTTAGAATAACTTGATACGACACACCGATATGTCAACCCAAATAAAACAAATCTATGGATTAGAACTAACAAGCGATCAACGTTTGGAGATTGCTGAACTGATGGCTGATTTGAAAGAAGCTGGTCTGTTAATGGATAAAGAAAACATGGGCATGTTTATGACCACGTGCTTCTATCGTGGTTGCATGGAATACAGAAAAGACTTAAATTGCAATGACTGGTCCAATTCAACTCATTAAGGATGTGTCGGGAGCTTATGTTGCTTACGACAGTAACCGCACAATCTGCGCCACGTGGAACAGAGAGCACGCTCAAAATGCTCTTGAGTATCACATTAAAAGTTTAAGTGACGGGGCAAACAAAAAAGTTATAGGAAGCTGGGACGAATAAAGAAATATTCACTGGCAAGAATAACAAGAATAGTAAAACGCAAAAATGTAACAAATTAAATGTAAGAAGGTAGTACTGAACAGGGTTTACGCAAATGAAAACACGAAAAATTTTGAAAACACCCCCATCGTGAACAGCCCACCACCACGTAAGCCTATATGTAAAGAATATATATCCTACTAAATAGAACAATAAGAATCAAGAGTAAAAAATACCCAAGAAATAAGAGTGTCTTGTTATCCATAGCCTATACCATAAAGGCGCCGGCAGAAAAATATGGTGTAGCTTAAGAAAATGTAAAAAAAATGGGGCTAGCCACCACAGCCAACCCCACGTGCTCTGCACACGTTGTCAAGCTACCAGCCGCATGCTATTCTTTGCAAGC